TAATGTAGAATCTCTGGCAGACTCTGCCGCTGTTGCCGCTGATGACGCTGTTGTTGCAGAAGCAGACGCTTCAGATGCTTTGGTAGTTGCTGTCGTTGCCGCTGTAGATGCTGTAGATGCAGAGGATGCCGCGCCAGTCTCAGCAGACTCAGCCGCTGTTTGAGCAGACTCTGCCGCTACCTGTGCCGCTTCAGCACCAGTCCTTGCAGTGGTTGCCGCTGTTTCTGCTGATGATGCTGTAGTGGCACTTGAGGCCGCCGCAGTAGCTGATGTGCTAGCGTTGCTTGCAGACGTGCTTGCAGAGGATGCTGAGGAAGCCGCTGATGTTGCAGATGTAGATGCATTAGAGGCTTGTGTAGTTGCAGTGCTTGCGGAGCTTGATGCGCTCGACGCAGAGCTTGCGGCAGAAGACGCTGAAGATGCCGCAGACGTAGCCGAACTAGCGGCATTAGTAGCTTGTTGAGTTACTTCATCAATTGTAGCTTGATCTGATGTTGATGATGCACTACCTGAACCACGAAAAATCGCCATTGAAATCTCCAGTGTATTGAATTAGGAAGGGGGCCATTGCGACCCCCTAGATTGCTTAGGCGTTAAAGACCAATGCCAAAGCTGACTCAGGACGCAATACCTGAATACCGTAGAGTGTGTCTGCAGTGAACAGATCACCCAAGTATTCTTGCTTGTACTGAGTTTGAGTGCGAACACCCATTTGCTCTGCGAAGACCATAGCATCTTTGTGACCAAGGATACCTGCCTTTAACTCGCCACCGCCAGTAGCGGCGTTTTCAGCGGCTGTTTCAGTAACAGGGCAGTTAGTAGAAACATAGATTTGGATACCGTAAAGTGATCCAATGTTTCCATTTGCTACAGGCTGTCCAGATACGAAGTCTGAAGAGTTGTAACGATCAATACCACGGATAGTCTGAACGACTGAAGGTGGTACAACGAGGAAGCGATTGTCCATAGGAACATCGTTGTCGTCTAACTGCTTGACAGCGGCACGGAAGCCTGAGTCTGAGAAGATATCAGCAGGAACTACAGTGTCTACTGCATAGGCTGTGAGACCCGTAGAAGCATCCATGTAGAATGAGTTGCTGTGAATCCAGTCAGTGCCAGAACCGTTGTCGTCTCCAAGACGCTTGCCAAGTGTAAAGAGATCAGTATCGACCTGCTTTGCAAGAGCATAGCCTGCATCTGAAGTGTAGAACTGACGCATAGAAGCAAGAGCCTGTACATCAGTAATGTCTTCAATTAAACGTGAGTACTCGTAGTGCTTGTCTACTGTGACTTGTACTTCTGATTCAGTTGCCGCAATCAGTGTTACCTGAGTTGAAGCCGCTTTAGCAGATGCATCGCCACGAGTAGGCTTAGGGATATGAAGTGTATCGCCTTTCTTGCCAGTCATAGGCATACGGTTTACAAGATTGGCAAGTACGAGTGACTTCTCGTATGCCGCTACAATTTCATCACTCCAAATTTCTGGGATGAAAGTAGCCCCAGTAGTATTGGTGACGTGGTTAGTACCAAGTGCCATGTTAATAACTCCTTAACGTTACTTGACACGACCCTCTGCATATGCCGCCATGATCTCATCACTTAAGGCTTGATAACGCTTAGGGTCTGTTTGCATTAGTTTAATAATATCAGCACGTCGATAGATTTTACGACTTGGTGACTCTCCTGATCCTTTCGCATTACCAGTTGAAGCTGACTTCAATTGGCGTTTACGATCAGTCTCTTGCATATCAACAGTTTCTTTAACTAAGTTCTGACGTTCTTTCCACAACGTGAGAAGTTCATCAGCACTATCATAATCAAACTTTTGATCTGCTCGTTGGTACAATTCAGTACGCACTTTTGATTTAGCAACCCACTCACCAAACTTCTCATCTTGAATAATCTCTCGAAAGTCAGGATGATTAGATTGTAGTTTGTTGAAAATCTCTGCTTGTTTCATCTGACGAGAAAGCTCTTCAGCTTCCTTAATCTTTGGATGATTAGCAAGTTTGTTATCAATGTACTTATCAGGATCGTCAAAGATGTCAAAGTCTTCGACAGTTTCTTGTGGGCTATTCTTGGCTTCTATCTGCGTCTTAACGAAATCATCAACTATCTTACGGAGTTCTCCGACCTCTGAAGATTGTTTACCTAAAAGTTTCTCAGCCTCTTGATGCATTCGGACAATATCCTTAATGTCCTTACCCTGATACTTTTCAGGAATGTCATCATCTTGTGCTTCTTGAATCTCTTCTGGTTCTGCAGGTTGTTCCTCAATAGGAGTCTGCTCTTCTTCAACAGGTGAGTATTCTTCTCCGTCCTCTAGTTCTTCGGGACTTACATCTAAAAAACGTGCCATATTGTTAAACTCCGTGCCGTAGCATTATGGATATGTTATTGTCTAGCGGCTCTTTCGTGATCCTTAGCCCACGCATCATCGGCATCAGGCCAACCTGAACCTTTGAAATGTGTTCGGACACTAGAGATTATCCGCTGTGCGGTGTCACCACATTCAAGACAGGTAGTAAAGAAATCTTCTGAGTCTACCCATTGTTCTTCAATATGTTGACAGTTGGTACATTTGAAATCATATCGCCTAAGCATCCTCAGACTCCATATCAAATGCATTTTTTATTCCAGTTTCAAAGCGTACAATGTTTAACAATGCTGTACGTTGTCCTTGCAAAAGGAATAATTCTTTTTCACTCTTGATATCTTCAATAATGTGTGTATCAAGAGTTTCTTGAGCTTCTTCTACGAATTGTTTCCAACCCGGATGTAAAAATAAGTCAAGATAAATTTCATAATACTTTTCTTCTTCAGGACTCAAAGAGTTTCTCCTGTTCTTTAATGCAAATATTATACCACAGTTTTATTCATTTGTCAAGTCTTTTTCTTGACTTTTGGTAGTTTTTGTGGTACGGCTTACTGGAGCAGTTTCTAATTTTTTTAATCGTTCATCGAGTTTTGTCAAGATATCATTTAGTTGTTTAATGATTTCTTGGAACTCTTTTTGAGTAACAACCATGTTTATTATTTCCTCATTTGCATTTCAACCATGTCTTCTTTACTCTCAAGCTCACGTTCTTTTAACAACAACTCTGCTAACTTAACGCGGCGTTGAAACTCTTTATCAGATTCATTTGGTAACTTTGCAACTGTATCGTAAGGGAGCAATTCTGTTTCCACTTGATTCTGTTGTACACGAGATACAATTTCAGCGGTTTGTGCTTGAATGTTTTCAACTGTTGCTTGCTTCTGAGCCATTTCCATCTGCATCGCCATCTGTTGCATTTCTTGTTGTTGTGGATTTGGCTGATTCGCTTGACGTAACCCTTCAATAATTTCTTCACGGTTACTCAGATTCATGTTGTCTACAATTGACTCAATCAACATTGGATACATTGGAGACTCAGGTGACATTGTTTGCAACAATTGTACTAACTGAGTGACTTCATATTCACGAGCAATAATACCCAAAGAGCTTGAAGCAACAAATTTAAAGTCTTGTACCGGATACAGTTCAGGTGTAAACTGCATATAACGGTGGGCGGCTTTAGTCACAAAAGGCAGTAAGAACGAGTCTTGAAAGTTAATCAGTGTACGCTTGTGACGCTTAATGATAGCACCCAGTGACATTGAGATACCTGCCGCTGTTGCATCACCATTGATTGAACCCGGAATACCTGCGGCATCAATTGCACCTGTAGCCATCTGAACCATCTGCTGTAAAGTAGCGGCTTGGTTAAATGTATTAGGATCAAGCTGACCAAAATTAAATGGTTGTAGGATCTCAGCAGGATTACCATTAGTCAAGATTGCTTTGCCCGGACGTACCTCTAGCTTAGCACCACGAGGGAGCCTAGAAGCATCCACAGCCATCATTGGATGCACAGTCAATGCCAAGGCATCAATACGTGCGCGTAGTTCTGTGTCAAGGGCTTTCTGTGCGTTGTAACCTTTTTCACAGATGCCACGTCCCCAGAAACGACTAGGTACTACATCCCAAGGAAATGCTACAATAGGACGGTCTTGCATCATGTATGGGTTTTCTTCTGCTTTGAGAAGTACACCACCATTAGCAATAATTACTACAGCTTCAACATAGGTTGATTCTTCTTCGCCTGTCTCAATAGTTTCTTCATCTTCTTCGCGCTGTGCTTCATACAACAAATCACGTGGTACAAGGCCATAGTATTTTGTTAGACGGACTTTATCATCCATGTAGATAGTAAGGTCTTGGTCTGGCTCAATGTCCGTGTCAGGAGCCGCTACAGAAACGTCAACGTCAAAGTAAATACCTTGTTCCTGTGCTTGCTCTACTTGGTGTAACGGTACGAACTCATCAATAGCGACACCCAATGCTTCTTCAATACTTGTAGCAACAGGATCAATCAAAAAGTTTTGAGGCATGACAGGACGAATCTTAACAATAGTGCGTGGCTGTTCCATCACACCAACTGCTGTCAACTCTCCATCCATCACAGGTTGTGTTGCAGGTTTAAGTTCTTTGACTTCTTCCAGTACAACTTCGCCAATACCCGTACCAAAAACTGCAGAGTTAATTAAACACTCGGCAATTCCTTTACGTGCTTTGGCGAACCGCATATCTTCTTCAAGTTGCGAACGCAAGATTTGTATGTCTGCTTTTTGTTGATCTTGTAAGTCATCTTTGATATCAAACCATTTACCACGACCAAATGTCGCTTCTTCAACCTCAGCAACTGCAGACTCAACAGCCTGTTGTAATGCAGGAGAAATAAGACGTGAACGCTCTGACGAACGTATTGAATCTTCTTCAGCCCAGATGCCACGCCATAGACGATAATACTCATCAAACTTTTCTTGATAGTTTGACTCAAAGTGGTTACGCCATTGGTTGCATTTGTGTATAACCCAACCTTCTAATGATGTAAGGTCTTCGTGGTTGTGATCATAGTCCATGTTAATATCCTGCTACAGGGTCTAAAATTTCAAAGCCGTCTTCTTCGTAATCGTAGTAGTACGACACCTTTGCTAACTGGTCAATGTATGCCAGAGCATCTACTAAGTCATCATGCACTAAGGCATTAGGAAACTGAAACAACTCATCAAGGAAGTTAGCAGTCCAGTCGCCTTTGTTTAATGTTATTTGTCCGTGTTCAAACCGTCCTTGCAAAGCCCACACAACACGATCAGTCTTTTTCTTGTTGCCGTGTGTTAGCTCTTCCACCCTGAAGAACCGTTGTTTTGACTTCATTAAGTCGGTGAGATAAGGGAGTACCGCATTCTTCAATGCCCCTTTTTCGATACCAACCGCAACTGGTTGATAATGTTCTACAGCATCGAATATCTTTTTGGCGGTCTTTTTGATATCCCATCGTCCATGTACAATATCCGCTACCCACCATCCGTTCTCACTTGCTTTGACAATTGCAATCGCTGTTTGGTCTAGCTTTTTGTTTTTAGATTTAGTGGCTGACTCAATATCTGCAAAACCTGCCAAGTCAACAGCAATGTAGTAATCACCAATCTCAGGCTCTTCGTCATCAAACTGTACCCAGTTCTCTTTGAATACTTCACTGCCTGATGCTTCAAACGAGGCAAGAAACTCTTGACGGAATGCATAGCTAGACATTGACTTTTTAGCTGTGTCA